AATAATGTTTGTGAAAAATGATATTTCTTCAATAATTTTTGAGAAGAAAACAAGAACCCTGCTAATAACAAACCTGCTAAAAGAGACCATCCAACACCAACCCAACTAAACTGAAAATTTGCTATTTGAAATGTTGGTGCTATTCCCAAAACAAAAAACAAAAGGCCATGAAGATTGGATGCAAAAAGAATATTGATAAATGCACTGCTATATTTTTCAATGCTTGTAATCCATTATAAAAAGAGATCAACATGAAAGCCATAAATAATCCTGCTACTAAAAATAACAAAATATCTTTCTTCTCTATCTTAAGTTTCTTCCCACAAATAGGAATCAACAAAGCAAAAACTACTACAGCAATTATTGCTCTTCCTGTTAATAAAGTTAAAGGAGTTCCACCTCTTTGAAAAATTAAAACACCAATAACCTCAACCATTGAGAAACAAATTATTGATAAAATAGTTATCCAGAACCCTTGAGCATATTGCTTTTTATTAATCATTTTCTGAACTCTCCTTAGATTTCTCATCATCAATTACTCTTTTCATTCCACGCACCAGCCAATTCTATTCTTCCATCCTCAAAAATATATGCTATAGATTGAACATTTTCTCCTCCAATCTTTTTCTGCCAACCAACAAGATATACATTTTTTTTATTCCCTGAATTCATTTCTTGAGAAACTCTTTTCCTAAAGATAAGTCTTTTGCCGTCGTCTAAATGCACTCTAAAAATTAATTTATCCCCATTATAAAGTTCAAAGAATTGTAAAAGATTTCGATCTATATCAGTGTATTTAGAAGTTTTTCCTTCATTGTATTGATTAAGCGATTTACCGTCGGAGTAAATAGCTTTCCATATTAGTTCCATTGTATTGGATTAGTTTGAAAAGTTTAATTAAATCTCATCATATTGGAAAGTGAAAGTCTCATTAGCAAGATCTCCAGGACTTGCTGTATCTACCACAGTCATTTGTAAGACAAGATAATTAGTTGTTTCATTTTGAGCATTAATTATATTTCCTGCTTCACTAATTGAAGGGCCAGCAAGTGGACTTCCAGAAGTGAAAGAAAATGCATCAGTTACGCCAGTAATATCTGTGTGATTTGTCATAACTTCATTTGTATCTGAAACATCATATCCAGTATCTGCACCACTATTTTTTACTGGAAATTCATCACCAGCATTAACAGTGATTCCTGTTCCGAAGCCACCACCGTCAGTATAGAATTTAATATTATCAACTTGAGTATCTGGAGCTGTAGCACATTTTAAATAAATTTGTTTCCATCGAGAATATTCAGTTGTTGCCGCAGTAATTGGCATTGGATCAGAAGTATCAATAGTAGCGTCGTCAGCTTGTTTAAATCTAATTTGAGGGGGACCTAAAGCATCTGTATCTTGTTCTGTTCCAGGAGAATTATCCGATCCTCCGAAGTCAAAGTAAACATCTATTTAAATCTTTCTCTCATTTGATCCTCACACACCCTTCAGGTGAACATTCCCATTTAATTCCTTCTGCTGATTGAGGGACATCTGAATAGACTGGAATCTCAACTTCCGTCGGGACTATACCCTCACCTGATTCCATCTTTACCCATCCCTCTTTACAAATTTTATAAGTATCTTCATAATAACATCTTGTTCCAACACCTGAACTTAATTTTTCACAAATCATAACCATATCTTTTGATTCACAATAATAACCGTCGTCATCTTAGTAAGCTCCAGACAAAAGCAAAGCCATTGTAATGATTGATCCAATTGTTAATTTTACATTGTTTTCCATTATTCTCCAATCCTCATTAAATTTAAATTCATTGAATGAACTTCAAGATCTGCAGTTCCTCCATGATCTGCTACCATCATGTGCACATTGTCACCAACTAACAAATCTAGAAAACCAGTTCCTCCAGAATTTCCAACATCTCCCGCAGTAGCAATCTTTCTATGACTCACTGTTTGATTTTGAAGGACATTATTTATTGCAACCACGAAATGATATTCTTCATTGTTCCCAGCATTTCCAGCTGAAATTGAATAATCTATTTTATATTTTCCTGCAACCAAAGCTGTTAAATGTTCTGCAGCATTATCATAAGCAAATCCATTCAATGATTGACCTGTGGCCCAATCAGTCGCATTAAATCCAGTAATATTATAATAAATATCTTGTGTTCCGATTGCAGTTGTAATCTCGCCTGTCTCATTTTGCATCCACATCTCTCCATAGATTTGATTTCCTGTGAAGTTTCCAGTCATATTTAAATCTCCATCAACTTGAAGATTCCCTGTTATCCTCAACCATCCAGTCACAAGATTATCAATAGCTTGGCCAAATGCAAAAGAGATTCTGTCTGTCAAAGTCATATTTCCTCCCAAGAATAATTCCTCTCCATCAGGATTTATGTAAGAAAGATTTGTGATATTATTTCCATGCATTGTAAGATTTCCCCAGTTGTCAATCGAACTAGAATTAACATTTAAAACATCAATATTTGTTCCGTTCACAGTATGCACAAGATCACTTATTTGTGATTCAGTGATTGTAACATTTGTCCAATCAAGAGAAAATATTTTTGTAAAATTCAAAATCCATCCTGCAGTATTATTGATTGCATAAGTTTGTAAATCACGTCCAATCATTTGAAAATAAATATTCATTAACTGTTAAATTTCCAGTAACATTTAAAGCTCCTCCAACATCTAAAAGCCCACCAGATTGTTGTATTCTAATTTTTCTATTTGAAGCTCCTGTATCAATTTTAAGATAATCAGTTGCTAAATCTTCCCAAGATATTGTAGCAAAATTACTTCCATCTAAACCAAGAATAATAGCTACATTCCCTGAAGTCGCTCCAATAGTTATTCCTGGAACAGCCAAACCAACTGCACTAATTCCGGGACCAAGAGTTAATTGAGAATCAGTTTCACTGGTTGCATTAATCCATAATGCTCCAGTCATATTATCTCCTGCAGCATCAACCCACAAATCTGAACAAGTCACTGAATCACCTAAAGTTGTAATCGCACTCGATCCAGGACAAGCAGCTGGATAATTTTGTAAATTATCCCAGTCCATATTTCCAGAAAGATTTCCTAAAAAATTATTAGCAGTAACATTATTTACATTGTTGAGATTAAAGCCTCCAGCATCTACATCAGCACTCCAAGGTTCTTGATAAACAGCTGCTGTGACTAAAGCAATTGTTAAAATTATTCCTAAAATCGTGAATAGAAATTTTCTTTTCATTCTAATTTCCTCCACTAATGTAAGTTGTAACAGTAGCATTAGCATGTGTGGATGTAGTTGTTCTAATGAAAGGGTAATGATTTGTCAAATTAAAAATATCTTTCCCTGTTGCTGCAGTATATGTTTTACTAAATCTTTCAAACCATACAGAGCCATCAGGACTAACTTCAATCTTAACAGTAACTGCGCCAGTGTTTACAGAAACATTAACAAAAACAGTAGTCTTCTCAAAATCTCTTATGCCTAATGAAGAACCATTTGTTGCAGAAGTAACTGCTGATAAATTTGTAGATTCTACCGCTCCGCTTTTGTTTCGAGAAAAATGTTTTGTCATTTTGTATTTTTGGTTGATGATTGCTCATCATTACCAATCTCTTTAAATAAAGGGACTATTTAAATTTTTGGGTTCTAAGGGCAAATGCCTGAGCAATAATAAATTGCCCAGGAAGGAAAATTATTTCGTTTCTACTCTCTTGAAATAGTATTCTAAGATTGACCAGATTCCTTCAAAAACTGCGCCGCCAGAAAGAAGTGCAATCATTTCAGGATCAAAAGCAAATTTCACACAAACCAAACCAACAATTGTTATCACTAATTTCTTTCTGCCTTTGATAAACTGCCACAGATTCCAGCCTTTCAAACTTAGATTCTCGCTAATATTTTTTGACATTTTTATTTTACCTCCCTTTTGATTTAAGTTGTCATTGAATACTGAACAACCATACTATCGATTTGAGTTGTACCAGTCAATGTTAATTTAACAACGATTCTTAATCCAATACCCAATGTAAAAATTTCTCCCTTTGTAACAGTTTGATAACTCACCCCATCATTATAACTCACTTCGATTGTGGCTCCAGGAAGATTCTCTCCACGAAGATCAATTCTAACTTCATCAAATACTCTATCATCTTCAGGCCCATAATTTCCACTAATCCAAGTTCCAGGAGTATCTTCATTAATTAATTTTAAAACCCCATCCACAATTTTTGTATCTGAAGTAGTCCCTGTTTCAGCATTAAATAATTCAACTTCAGCCATATCTAAATCATCAAGATTAGAAGCAGAGTCTGTTCTTCGATGCTCTCTTTGGATTCTTTCTTTTAGAACATGACTAATCCTTTTTGATTCTTTATTGATTTGTACGATTGTGAAGAAACCATCTTCTCCAATTTCATGGGTGTATGTAATAATATTATACGTTGCTGGTTGAAGATCTTCTAAAGGAGAACTCAATCTTATTTTTTCTCCAGGTTGAATTGTTGCAAGGAGTAATCCTTTCACATCCCCTAAGATTGGGGGATCTTTTCTTAAGGCCAAGGTAGCATCTGCTAATTCTCTTGCTGCAGCAACAGTCAAAATTCCATCATCGTTTACAACTTCTCGTCGGAGTCCATACTTTGTTTGATTTAAAGCTGTATCATTTGCAGTGTACATTACTTGAAACCCATCTAAATTTGCCCCAATAACTCTAATTTGATTTTTAATAAATGTCAAGTCCGGAGCAAAATCTCCAACTTCAATTAAATTATAATCATGCACAATTCCTTCATCATCGTTTGTTCTCGAGCCTGTAGCAAAAAATTCCACAGTTAAGTTAGCAGAAACATAACAATCATAATCTGATGCTCCACAAACACTTTCAACAGCATCCCAAAAAGGAAGATCTAAAAAAGACATTGTAACAGTTGTTCCTGTTGAGGTATTAATCCCTGAAGTGTCAAATCTATCCTCGCCATAAGTATCAAACAAATCTTTAATTATATATCCGACATCAACATCAGTATAATCTTTATGAACATTTTGTCCATGAACAAATAAGGCCTCACTTCTTCCAGTAACCAAAACATTATTATTTCTTTTTGAGGGTTTTTCTATTCTTCCCCTAAATCTTAAGGTTGTAGCTGAGCTTGCATAATCACAATAGAATCTAAAAATTTCCATTCCTTCCCAAGCATCACTATAAGTTTGATTAGGATTTGGAAGTTCAAATTCAAAGTTTCCAATACTATTGGTGACTCCATCTTCAATTTTTAAACTAAGTAAAATATCTGTTATGTCGTCGATAGTTCCATCTGATCTCTCAACAGTCACTTTATAATTTGCAGAATAAATTGGGGGAATCCATATCTTCGGCTTTATAGTTTTCAAACTTCTTGCTGCCATTATTCCAACTCCTCTGAACAAATACATTCCTCACAGCAATTTCTAAATGAAAAGGTAGGCTCCCATAATTTCCAAGTAGTATAATTACATCCATAATCAGCCCACATCCAAAGCCCTTGTGAATCTAAAAGATCAAAGTCTGTGAAATAATCTTTCCAAGTTGCATTCAAAACGAATCCTGCAGACTTATTATCTGTTGTGCTCATTGTTAAATTCACACAAGAATGAGTTTCATTAAGGTAAACTGAAAAGTTTGAAACCATTCCACCATAACCATAACTTGTGATATTTAAAATAGGCCTTAGAGCTGATTGTCCATAAGGAGTTACATTCTTTTCAGTCGGTCCTTTAGGAATAAATTCTAACCATTCAATAAATGATGGAAATTCATAATCCCATTTTGAAAAATAATTTATCAAACTAAGAGATTCATTATTTGATTTATTTGTAGATTCCCAAACCAAAACTTCAATAGTATCATTCCCTCCTGCATAATCAATTCGGACATCATCGATTGTGATGTTTCCAGCAGATCCTGTAATTAAAGTAATTGGGATTTGAACATTTCCTGTTGAAGTAATTTCACTCAAATAATCTGCTAAAACTGTGCTATCTAAATAAACTGGATTTGGATTATAAGTATGATTCATTGTGATAGCATGTACTCTCAGCTTCCCTGGAGTTGATGACAAAAAGTAAAATGGTACAAGACAATATCCATCACTCTCCGGAGAACAGTCTAATAAATACTCAGTTATATTCGCTGATAAATCTACTGATTGAGTATTGCCTGAATAATTTCCAGTTGCATTCCATTCATAATTTGTATCTAAATCTCCTATTGTTATTTTTGGATCTGTAGCTAAATCAAACATCACTGTTTTCAAAAGGAAATCACTTGAAGTAATATTTCCCCCATTAACATAAGCCGAGCCATCTGGATAAGGATTTGTATTATCTACAGACCATGCTATAGAATCTCCTGCAGAATCTAAAGATATAAAATGAGCCACTCCTGGAGTAAGGACACTATCTGTCAAATCAAATTTAGCCCATGTTCCAACGTTTGAATAAGCTCCAACAGCGAATGCATCTGAAGATAATTCACTTCCCCCTGCAGTTGTTCCAACTTTAATCGTCAACTCAGTTGTATCATAATCCGAAAGAAAAACCCACACTGCTGTAAGATTTTCTTTTGTAGGAATAAATTCTTGTGATCCTTCTAGCGATCCACTAATTATATAACCATTAGTCGAATCCGTCGCTGTTGTTATATCTGTGAAATCTTCTGAATAACTTCCTGAAACATTAAAAATTGCTGTATCCATTGTACCCTTAGAAGGCAATCTCAAAGTTGCAATAGTTGTGGTTTCTCCATCTAAATTAAAAGAAGTATTTGAACCATCAGTTTTCCATCTTACCCATCCTTCAAAAACCATATCTGAAGTTGTAAGCCGCCCTCTTATTGTGATATTATCCACACTCGCATTATTACAAGTATCTGCAATCAATAATTCATTTGTTGAATAAGATGAACTAGAGCCCATTGATTTCCAACCACCACCATCTTCTTGACAATAAACTTGAACAGTTCCAATCCCTGTTTTGAAAAAGAACTCTGTTGCAGTAGTCCCTGATTCTGATTTCTTAAAAACATAAGTAACATTCCCTGCAGCATTTGATTGGCCATAAGTTGATACATCATCATCAAACATTCTTGTACAAGGTACAGACGAATAAAATCCTCCTTGGCAACTTGTAGAAATTGGATAATATAAACTTGTCCAGGCCCCTCCACTTGTTCCAGTAATATTTTGTAAATTATCATATCCATTCATCAACAAAGGAATTGTATTGCTCAAAGTGCCATTTATTTTAAGTCTAATGTTTGCAGGCATTGTCCCATCTACATCAGCCCCAGTAAGATTCATTGAAATATTTAAAACATCATCAAAAGCATTTACTTCAAATCCAAAATAATCTGTATAAGATGGCCACTCCGGAGAAACATCCCAATTAATTTGTGTTTCAAATAAATAAGCTGTATCCCAAACTGGAAATGTTTCTTCTAATAAATTCCAATCTCCAGTAGTGTTATAACAATAATATTCTATGCTTGCTGTTGCTCCATCGACATTATCTAATTCAACTTTGAAAACAAGTGTGTCATCCGAATAAGGATCTATGCACTGTTCACTAATTACAATATGCTGAGTTGTAACTTCATCTTTAACAAGCCATGTGACATCAGAGGTATCAACATTAGTTGGAATTGAATAGTTCGCAAAATATGTTGAAGATCCAAATGCAATACTTGGTTGAGCATAAGTTCCCCAATCTCCGTCATGCGCTAAAACATAATCATGTCCACCTTCCCACACTCCTCCTTCAGCATATGCTGAATCAACTACAGTGTCAAAGGAAAATAATTTTGAAGTTGTAGAATCATTGAATGTATTCTTTTGAAAATAATCAATCTCAAAAATGAAATTTGCATTAGGAGTTCCACAAGTATAATTGATTCCATAATCTGGGTGATCAATATCCACACAAACTGTTGCAGCACCAGTAATATTTGCAGAGATATTTATTGGGCTTCCTAATTCAACATTCATCGAAGCTCCTGTAGAAATATTTGCAGTATCATTAATCCCATACCAAAAAGGATCTAAATATTCTTTCCCAACGCCAACACCCCACTTAATTAAATCATCTGGATTTTCTTTTAAGCCAACAAGCATATAGTCCTGACAACTGTAACGAGCAAATCTATGAACATAAATTCTATCCTTTCGCGGTTTAGTAGCATCTGTAAAATTTTCATACCTCCATCCTTTAGTTGAGTGTTCTATCCCTTGGGGAATTAAGAACTCCTTCTTAACTCTCCCATCTTTAAAAAAAATCCAATAGTTTTCTATCGTCGGTGAGAAATCCATTTTAAACCCTTCAGGATTATAAATATCATAATTGTCTGGCCCTAAATTACAAATCTTTCCATAGGAAACACAGGGGCTCTCAGGAGTACCCAAACAAAAATCATCACTTCCAGTAATTTCTAATCCAACAGCCATCAAAACAAAAAATAATGCAGTGATTGTTACGATTGCTCCTCCAGCAATAGTTGCATACTTGCTATTTTCTCTCCCTAAATAAATTCTTTTACTTCCCATTATAAATTAATCCCCACTAAAGCAGTGTACATAATTGGCGTCTCATCATTTTCAGTTTTACTATCATTTGTAATTGTAAGCTTTTCCATATTGATTGTGAAAGTTAAGGTTTTATATTTCATCTTAAAAACCCCTCCAGCGTTGAAAAGATTTTGTATCTTAGCTTCATCAGCAGAATTAATTAAACCCCTCACAGTAAATCTCACTTCGATTCTTAAGAGATCAACAATCTTTGTATCTTTTGGGCCTGAACCATAATTCGCAGTACTTTGTGGAGGAGTGATTCCTGTAAATTTTTTGGAATAAATTTTCTCACAAGATTGAGTATAGACTGTCAACTCATTACTTCCACTTTCATCTAAAAGAATATTGGGTACAGTTTTTGCACTTGTCATTGTTTTACTAACCTCCTGATATCATCAACGAGCCTTCTATCTCTATTGTCAAGCTCTCTTTTTAAATCATCCATTGTGAAACCATGAAAGTGATTCTCTTGAGTAATATTTCCACCTGCACCTAATCCTCCACCGCCCCCTAGAGGAACAACAGCTTCAGGGCCTGATTCTCCAATCATAGCTAAAGTCGGTCTTGTTACAATTCCTCCATCTGCAAGATAAGGTATTGAAGGGATGTGTCCCCAACTAATATTCCAAGAATATCCTCCAATGTTAACTCCAGGTATTTTATTTAAAACACCAATTACAACATCCACTCCTCGAAGAACTGTGACAATGGCTTTACTTATTGCACCCATAACTTTATTCCACACATTTATGATTGCATTTCCAACTCCAATAAAAGCATTCCCAACGAATTTTACAACAGTTTTTATTACATTAGGAATTTTCCAAAACCAACTAATGATTGCCTTGATCATATCTGGGATAATTGAATGTCCAACTAATTTATCTTTAAGCCATTTGAAAGCTTTAATAATTAGTTCTATTACTTTGAAAACTGGAAAAATCAGCCAACCTATTTTTGAATTATAAAGCTTTACAATTCCCTCCCATAATCTTACAAAAAATGCTTTGAACTTATCCCAATGTTTAATTATTAAATAAACTGCAGCACCGATTGCAATCGGAATCAAGGCCCACCAACCAATAAATAAAAGAAGGATCACACCGATTCCCATAATGACTATCCCAATGCCTTCAAATTTTTTCTTGAAGATCATATAAATTCCCTTGACTATTAAAACAAGTCCAATTAACACAGCAGCGACAGTTCCAATTATAGCTACAACAGCACCAAAACTTCCAAACATTAAAATCATAGAACCAATCCCCAAAGTGAATTGCCCGATCACCATAATTATTGTTCCGAAGATTGCACCTAAGACAACAAAAATTCCAATGGCTTTTTTTACAGGCTCTGGAAGATTCATAAACCATTCCATCATCGTCAATAAAAATGGAAAAATCATTTCCATGACAGGCAAGAATAAAGTTAGTAACATTAATCTAAAAACATCAAATACTCCAAAGGCTTCCATAACGGGTTGAAGTAATCCCATAAACATTTTTTGCATCATCATCCCAAAGAACATAACTCCCAAAGCTTCCATACGAAATCCTCTCATCCCATGCGTCATCATCCTAAATCTTTTTGCAACTCTTCCCCCAGTACTTTGCATGGCTTTCATATTATTATTCATTTCCTTAAAATTATTCATTGGCATTTTCATCACCTCACCAAATCCTTGAATATTTTTTCCAACACCCTTCAATTGTTTTTGAGTTCTCTCTAAGCCTTTTGTAAATCCAGATGTTACAACCTGCAACATTACTTGTATTTTTTCAACTGTTCCTGCTACCATTTTATTTTTTACCTATTTTCCCCTTGCCTTTAGTATTCCACTTCGCTGCTTCTTTCTCATCATCTTGTCTTCTGAGTACAGCGAACTCTTTAATTAAGGTGTTCATTTGTTTTATAGCCATCGGTTTTTGACTGATAGTGTAAACCAACTTGCCTTCTGGATTTCTTACCTCAAACTCTCGGCCAATGATTTCCCCAAGGCAACTAAACTCACGAACCATGTTCAACATGATTGTGAGCTCTGTTTCTTTTTTACTGCCTTTCTTCTCGAGGATACGTTCCTTAAGCCTTTCTATCGGGCTTTTTTTCACCATCTGCTTTCTCCTTAGTTTGCTCTTGTTTCTTTTTGATGAAATCCTTGATTCCAGTTTTCTTCATATCTTCTTCTTTGAAGTTATTTGCATCCATAAATGCATCCATCATATCCTTCATAAACTCAAGAGATATTTTTTCAGCTTCTTCTTCACTGATTTCAAGAGATATAGCCCATAAGGATTTCACATTCTTTGAAATCTCATTAAGAGCATCGTCTTCTTTTACATTCATCAAATCCATGTCCTTCAATCCGAGAGGCATAATCTTAATTTCAATTTGCTCCTTTCCTTCCACAAGTTCTTTTGGAATCTTGTAGGTCTTTGGTTTCGCATATAGTTTTTGAATTTCTTCAATCTGATTTAAGTTACTCATTTTTTCTTCACCCCCCTTGTAGTTATTTCTTTCCCATCCAACATTTTTCTTTTGTTTTCACTTGGGGCTTCCTCACTCAAGGGAGTTGCTGACTCAAGGGCCTGAAGTCTTGCTTCTTGCTCTTCGAGTTTCGCAATGATCATCCGAGTATCTTGTGCCGGGATGTCATCAATAAGCCACTTCAAAGTCATTCCATAATCTCCGCAGAAATCTTCCTCTGCAAGGGCTATGAAAGCTTCTTTTGTCTTATCAGGTATTCTAGCTATATGCAAAGATTTCCTGTTCTCCTGGAGTTTCTTCCTCAACACATGTGCCGGGTTTTCTGCTCCAGGTTTGTCTTTTGTCTCTTCCATTTTCTTTTCTCCATGTACTAATTAAAGTACAAATTTAATTTTAGCCGAATGTATTTGAAGTTGTGTAATCGGCTATTACGGGTAAGGCATCTGAGCCTCCACCTGCTGCACAACTTTCCATCATCACATTCGAGTCGCCACTTTTACTAAAAGCCGCGCACTTGTATGTAACGGTAAACTTCAAGGCACCGTCTGTAAAACTCGGTTTAACACTTGAAAAATGTCCATTCGCATATCCCATTCTAAACGCATTTAGGCTGTTTGCAATTGCTTCACTCGCTTTCACGGGTGCTGTTTTATCAGTCCAAAGAACAAGGATTCTTGCTTTTTCTCTAACTCTATTATTGATCACTCTCTGTGGTGACTCAGAAATAATGTAATCTTCTCCAGACGTCATTATATTCGCTGATAGAGATAAAGTGTTTGCATCATCAATCGCTGTTACTTTTGCTTCAGTATTATCAGTTGTGTTTCTAACCGAATCTCCAACTGCAATTCTGTTTGTAAAAGTTTCTCCGGAATCAACAAGCTTTCCTGAAGTTGTTCCATCAGTTGTACCATTAACAATTCTCACTCCTCGAGTAATTGTATATTCATCTGCTGATGCGAAAACATCTGCAGAAACTGATAAAGTATTTGCATCCTCAATTGCTGTGACTGTTGCATAAGTTGTATCTGTCACGTTGGTGATTCTATCCCCAACCTTAACTCCTAGAACTACAAAATCTACACTTGAATCTATCAAGTCATTTGCATTCGTTCCAGTCGCTGTTCCAGAAACAATATCTCCATTTCCATGTAACAAGTCAAAGAATCCTTCGCCTGCTCCAGCTTCCATAGGATAAACTTCAAAAGTAACTGAAGAATCTCCCTCGGGAGTATGTTTTGTAACACGTCCCCCATTCACTAGCGCAAGCCCTTCGATATCTTTTTCTCCAACATCAAAATCTGCTGTCTCAACTATTGAGTTAAATTGCACTTCCTCTGATCCTATAATGGATATGCCGATAAGGGCTGTCTCCATCCATGCGTCATCTGCCATTTTAATCGAATTTAGCCGACGACGTATAGGATGCTACTGCGGGTAAGATATCAGATCCACTTGAACCTGCACAACTCTCCATCATTACATTGCCTGCGCCTGATTTATCAAATGCTGCACACTTGTAAGTCACAGTGAATTTTAAAATCCCGTCTGTGAAACTTGGTTTCGCACTTGTAAAATGGCCATCAGCCATGCCAATTCTGAACGCTGAGTAATTCTCTGCGATTACAGATTGTGCTGTTGTCGGTGAAGGATCATTAGTCCAAAGAACTAAAACCCTATACTTATCCCTATCTCGATCATTTGTAACCCGAATAGGTACTGATGAATCAACGCTATGCATCAAGTCGTAAAAACCTAATCCAACTGCGCCTGTATCAGTTCCAGCTTGCAATGGGTATGCTTCAAAAGTAATTGACGAATCTCCTTCAGGTGTGAATTTTGTAACTCTTCCACCATTAACGAGAGGGACTCCTTCAATATCTTTTTCTCCAATATCGAAATCAACAGTTTCTGTAACGCCTGCAAATTGTATATCACTACCTGCTTGTATTGATACTGCAATTAAACAAGTTTCCATCCATGCATCATCTACTGCTGCTGCTGTCATTTTTTATTAACCTCCTTTAATTTAATTTTTTTGTGAGAACTCTTTTTGTTCTCGGGTATCTTTTCCAGCTGTTCAACAGTTTCTACCTTCCAGATTTCACTCTCTTCTGGAGGGTGGTCAGTGAGTATGAATTTGTTTGGGCCAACAAGAATATCTTTTCCAAGAAATCCATCTCTAAATTTCCTAACATCTTTTGCTTTGTTAGTAACTTTGTATTTTTTTTCTTTTTCCATTTTATAAATTTACTCCCCTCGCAGCCAATCTTTTCATAACAGGCCTGAGTTTTGGTCTTGCTCTTGCATATCCTTGAGCAATAAACGGGTGTGGTTTTACATAGATCGCAAAGCTTTTAAGTTTTCTGCTACCAACCAGCCTTGCTTTTCTACGAATAGTAGAGCTCCTCGATCTCCTTGCCCACATCAATAATCTTGTTCTTCTTCGAGTAATATTAACATAATGGGGAGCCATTGAATCTAAAAAAACTGCGTAGAGTCTCATAAATAAATACCCGGTGTCTCCGTGAACACTTTGTTCCCATCTAATTCCTGGTCCCTGCAATGTTCCTGAATAATCTTTTATCCTTGCTTTCCTAGCAGACAATTTCATATCTCTTGTCAAGATTTTTCCCCAACGCCTCATCCCTTTCCTAATCATTTGAGGGAGTCTTTTCTTAACCCTACCCAAAGTTTTTACCGCAGTAACTAAATCCCCTGATGTTTTTATGATAATTACTTTTGTCATTTTATGCACTCACCTGAATCCTACTTTTAAATGAAAGCAAAATACTTCTTCGATAAACTAATTCATCCCCAATTACTTCAGTTCCAACAGAAGTTGTTGTTGGATTTACAAATTTCATAGAATTTGAACTCAAAGTTTTTCTATTATCCACATTCATAAAAGTTTTAATTAAATTATTTGAGATTGAATCCATGTGAGATAATCCTTTTGCATCAGTCTCACCATAACCTCTATCACTTGTGATTATTTCAATTTCAATATCCCAATAAATATTTTTAGATTTTCCATCCAAACTTCCTAACTCTTTTTCAATATCTAAATCACAAGGATGAACAACAATAAAAGGGTACCCAGAAAAATTAGTGGCCTTTACATCTGGTTCTCGAGAATAAATCCACTTACGAAATTCTGCAGTAGAAATAGTTGGATCAGAAACATTTCTTGGAATAATCAAAGCTACTACATTACTCCTTGATTCACTAAATAAATTTTCGTATGTTACTTGTTTTGCCATCTTTAACCCTCGGGTTTAATTTTGATTTGGATTTAAGTATTGCCCATAGGTAATACAATATAGGAATTAACAATCCTCTTGCCTTCTTCCCTGTCTGCGTCCAACATCTCAGGTCGAAACTCATTTCGTCCTGCTATCATCGCCTTCCCAATGTTATCTGTAATCAACATTTTCTTTGCGAATAATAAAGCTAATCTTGTGATGTCTGCCGGAACTGAATCATATCCATGATAATAAAGGATTTTAACTCTCTCTGCAACCCCTTCTCTTGTCAAAGGTTCGGGAGCAGCTCCTTGAAATTTATAAATTAATCCTTCAGCAGTTGCATTCATTGAAGTTCCCCAGGGTTGAACAGTCCACACCACAGCATCTCCTTCTATGGAATCAGATCTAAGTAATATTGTTGAATGAACTGCATCCAAATCAGTATGAGTTGCAGCATCAGAATCTAAAGCCCCTCTTGTTGCAGTGGTTAAATTATTGCTTGTAATTCCAGTATAAGTAATAATTTCACTTCCAATAATAATTGCTCCAGATGTAGGATATCCACTTGCATCGGTAAGAGGAATTGTTGTAGCATCAATAGCAAGATCTCCATCAAGAGTAGTTTCAACATCAATCAAAGGTTTTTTCTCGACAATGATTCTATCTCTAAAAATTCCTTGTGAAGCTTGAATTTCTGTTTCTAAAGGATAAGTTGGATTTGTTGCAGTCCCGTCAGTAAAAGTTGAATTAATTGCTTTATCAACTTCTTGTTCGGCCCTTTCCAAAGTTGTATTAATATGGCTATCAGACATTCCATTATCAAAATATTTATATTTTGCAGTCAAATGATTTGTAGAAAGTTTAGTTACGCCCCCTCCAGTTAAAGTTATTTCGCCAGTATCTTTATCGAGAGCATAATCAGTTGTTTCAGTCATAGCAACATCATTTGCATAAAGAGTATAAGAATTAGCAATGATATTTTTTTGATCTAAAAAGTATTGTGTTGCAGAATCATCTCCTTCCCCAACAGCTTCGTTGGATGGAGTCGCACCAATGTCCCATGTTGGAACATCTTTCTTCGCGCCTATCACTTCTGCAAATTGTAATGTGGTGGTATATTTTAATGCCATTTTTTTTCTCCTCAGAGTTTCTGATTTAAGAACCTCAGTCCTTGATTAATAATAGTTTTCCCTATATTTAATTGTTTCGGATATTTCTCTAAACTCCAATAAACTTTTTTAATCCCAGGGCCACAGTTAAAACTAACAACCAAACATATTGGATTTTTTTATGAAGCTGATAATCTCCAATTTTTTTTCTAATATGAACTAAGTTATTATAAACAAGGACGTCTCTATCAATACTTTTCATCCGTTTGAATTCAGTTAGTCCAATATCTAAATTGTCTCCCATTTAAATTTGGATGCACTAATTCAATTTTTTATTGATTGCAGCGATTACAACTTTTCTTTTTTTACCAGAATTCTCTAATTCTAATAATTCTTCAAGTTGTTCTTGACTAAGATCATCTTCCTCAACGTTTTTCTTTACAACGTTGGTATTTCTACCAAGATAATCATCCAACATTACATTAGATTTTTTTTCCGATGCTTTAGGTTCCTTATCTTCAGAAGATTTTTCACCTTTTCCATCTACCTTCTCTACATGAGGTACGGAATACATCTTAAGCCAAGCTTCAGCTTTGTCAGCAGGCACTTCTTCTCCAACTTGGTACCCACCAATTTCTTTGATTGCTTTGTACATTTTTTTTCCTCCAGTTTTATTTATTTATTTAAGTCGTTTAGGGGGTTGAAAAAATAATCAACCCACAAAAACAAAATCTGTTTACCTTTTTCCGTAAAGAGTTAAGCAAACTTTTTTATCGGATACACCTTCACAATGTATTGTGACAGTCCCACCACTAATCGCTAAAGATACCGGATATGTTAAAGCTCCAGTGTCCTGGTTTAGTGTGGCCTGAGCCGCTACGATAGCTCCGAATTTCTTACTTACATAAGTTTCTCCGTCGCTAAAGGTTAATACTACGACTTCTTTCACAGGATCATTGATATTAATCACAGTTGTGATTGTTGCAGCGACCATTCTACTTTCTCCCGTAGAGAGTCAAGCAAATTAATTGAGCGCTCAACCCTGTGCAATGAACAGTTATTGTTGATCCACTAATTGCTAAAGATAATGGAATGCTTAAAGTAGCAGTATCTTCCATTAAAGTTGCACTAGCAGCAGTGACTGTACTAAATTTCTTACTTGTATAAGTATATCCATCGGTACAAGTCAAAACAACAACTTCCTCAGTCGGGTTATTCACATCCAATCTAGTTGTTACAGTTGCATCTGTCATTCTTATTCCTCATACCAGATTTCTCCGGTCACAGTTCCAACAGAAGCATGTTCAAATGTTAATAGCGTCCCTGAAGACGTATAAGTCAAGCCCGTAGTACACTCTTGTGCACCATTAGAACTTGAATCAATCACACATGCATTCCAATAGATAGGAGTTCCACTTTGAAAATAATCCGCCGTAACTATCCAATCATCCGCATAAGCTTTTGTCACCTTGAAAACATACTTAACCAATCTCATTGGCGTTCCAGTCGAACTTGTCGAATGGGCATAAGTTTTCTGAACAATACTTGGTGTAATTTCAGTTGCTGTCATTCTTATTCCTCAAACCAAACTTCACCGTAAACGGTGCCAGTAGTTCCGCCAGAGAAAGTCAACTTTGTTCCTGTATTCACATACGAACAACCCACAGTCGCTTCTGTAACACCGTCGCTACTACTATCAATAGTGCAGGCATTCCAAAATAAAGGGGTTCCACTTTGCATGTAAGTTCCAGTAACAATCCAATCTGCGTCAGCTGCCTTAGTCCCTTTGTAAGTATATTTCACCAATCTCATTGGTGTTCCAGTCATACCTGTACTTGGGACGTAAGTCTTCTGAACAACACTTGGTGTTATTGCTGAAGCCATGTTCTATTCTCGGAGCATTGTATTTTTTTCATTTTTTTCTCCTTGTTTTATTTAGTTTTGCTTCTTTAATCTCTCGCATTTGAAAGAGTTGATAATAGCCCCAAAAAAAAAGGGGGCCATAATCGAATATTAGCCTTGACTTAACAGCTTAACTACGAAGTAGCACAGCCGTAGATCTGAACCATACGTCTCGGAGCCCGATTATAGGTTGCAAGATAAGTCTTGATGAAAGCGTCTTCGCTATCAGCAGTCTTACCAAGTTTCTCTATTGTAGGCGGAATCCATACAGCTACTCTATGTGTTTCTAAATCAACAAGCCACCAATCGTCAGTGTTACAATCCTTGTCTTCAAAAACAGGGATTCCATCAACGAAAAGATCTGTACTAAAACCAAAATCAGTATCTTTTGCTGTTAGCATTCTTCTGCTATCATCAAACTTACCACGCATCATATCCCCTTGGGTTGGTGCTGTGATAAATACCAAATTCCTTTTTTGTGCATTCTCAAGAACAGCCTGTCTAATCGCAGCTCTCAAATTAGTCATCGAAATGACTGTTGAGCTCTGGTTTATATAGGTGTCTCCTGCAGAATCTGGTGCCAACTTATTTGTTGTACTTCTTGTCAAGTTATATAGAGTTGTGTTTCCTGCACTGTCTGTTATGTACTCAAATCCAATTGGACCTGCAACAGTTTCCAATCCAACTTCTGCGAACAGAGCTAGATTAAGAACAGCCATCATATCCATTGTCGAATCCATTACTTCTTGTGCAAACACATCACTAACAGGACCTCCACGAGCAGCAGCAATCATGTCTCCATCAACTGAAACACCAACTTGAAGTTTCTTGAACTTCGTTTGATATTTTAATCTTGTTACATTATCAGATGCAACAGCATTTCCAGTATAGAAAGATGCACTTGTATTAGCCGCAATCTTAAGGGTAAACTGAACTTGGTTATTTCCTTTTTTGCTATAGTCGTCCTTAGCTAAAAGATTCCAAGTAAGAGTTTGCTGGTTTAGAGCATTATAGATTACAGGATCATAAACATCTTGTAGTTCCGCAGAACTCTGAAGATAATCTGTGTCTGTATTCTGGTTTGTATCAATTCCTAGTCCTTTAAACTCTAAATTTGTTCCTTTAACTCCAAAGCTTTTGTACTCTCTGCTTTCAGCAGCAGATGTAGTTGCTGATTGCCAATCTAATTTAATAGATTCACTTAATGCAGCTGCTCTTCGGAATTGTTCTTTCAATTCAAGTTTTCCAGGGCTATTAATTACTTCCCTAAACTCCTTAAGTTCGAGAGAGACTTCGGCATCCTTGTTAGATGGGGAATTGTCTTTCAATACTTTTTCTTTCAATTCCATCTTACCAAGAACTCCATCCGCAATTTTTCCAGCTGTTTTATCTAAAAGCTCTTTTTCTTCAAGCTCTTTTTTTTCAGCCTTGTACTTACGAAATTCTTTTTGTTCAGTCGCTTCTTCTTCTGATATACCTTCAGGTTTATTTGAAGGTTTGTCAGAACCAGCCTCTTCAGGTTGACTCTTCTCTTCTTCAGAAGAAGGTTTCGCAACAGACTCCGAAGCTTTATCCTCTTCAACTTCTTTAACTTCTTTTTTATCCATTTTTTTAACCTCCTTTAATTTAATTGTTTCCACTCCAACTAACTCCTTGAATTCCTTGAATCCATACGCTGTAGCAACAGCATTGGGATTCTTCGGATTACTCGCTGCGGTATAACCCGCAAGACGAGTAGCCGGCAAGAGAACTCTAACAAGGTTGTCTCCAACCCAGTCGAAGTCAGTTGTCATAAACCCGTCGGTATCGTAGGTTATGGAAAATGAATCAAGATCTCCTTCTTGAAAAGCTTGGATGATTCCTGGAGTTGCAGGATCATTTTTTAATAATTTTGTATCAACAAATAAACCATGTTCTCCATCAGTTAATTGGATCACCCTCACAGGATGATTTTCAACATCTGCTTCACCAAAATATTCAGGAATATAAGGATGGCCCTCACTGTGATGAACTCCCATAACTCGAGATTCTTTACTAGCATTCATTTGCACAGCAAAACTTTCTAAAGTTTCTTTAGGAATTCTATCAGGAATATCTACTCCTTCCTCTCTATCCAAATCATCAACATGAGTTGTTGCAATTAATCCTTCAATATGAAAACAACCTTCTTGTTCTTTTACTTCTATCCCAATCACAGAACACATAAATTCTTTTTTCTCTTTTCCCTTCGGAAAGGCTTTTGTATCGTCATAACTTTTTTTCTCCAACCAAGCAGAATACAAACTCTCACCCTTACTCTTATACTGTTTCGTGAATCGATTATAAATTTTTACAAAGTCTTGATGTTTTGGCATTTTAATTTCAAGGATTTATTTGCTTGCCCCCTTTATTTTGTTGATTTTTATTTTGAGTATCTTGTTTCTTTTTTGCTTTAAGTTTTGCATCTTGATTTTTTTGAACATTGTCATTTGTATTCAAATTTTGATTAAGCATATTTGATTTCATTTCTTCTTCATCTCTTTTCTTTTTTTGAAGTTGAGCTTCTCTGATTACATCCTCATCGATATGTAAATAATCTCCTGCTTCCTCAACAGTCCATAACCCAAGCCTTAATCTTTGCTCAGCAACAGAAGTCATTTGCATTGCGTTTTGAGTTTCCCTAACTTCATCCTGGAGATATCCTCTCCTGAATTTCATCTCTACCCCAAAATGAGGAATCCAAAGATCACGATTATAAGTTGCTTCAAGTTTACTTTGCCAAACACTTATCTTTCTCCAATAACCAGTGTCTGCAAGTCCTCCTGAATCTCCGCCTGCTGCAGCTTTTCCAACCAAAAAAGGAATCCTATTTACAGGAACCCCATACATCATTGCAAGAACACTTGTAAGATATAATCCTAAATCTTTGTTCTCCATCTGATGTTCAATTTCCATTAATTTTTCAATATTTAGATCTCCAGTGAAAACAAGATTTCCATGCTTGTTCTGAATCTTTTTATATTTTGTAAGAGTATCAATTAGATATTTATGATTCTTGCTCCCTGCAAGTTCTTTAGGCAAAATAAAAACATTGTCTGGCTTCCCACCATTTTCAAAAAAAGAAACATAGTTTTGAGTGATCAACCAAAGCAAATAAATTTCAGAAAGAATAGCTTCCATTGGAGGAAAAGGAAAAACTTTCCCATCGAAAGGCATTAATTTAAAAACAAGAATTTCATCAGGAGAGAATTTTTTTGTATTGACTCCAACTCTTTGAATATATTTTAAGACTTCATACTCATCAGTGTGGATTGACATTGTACTCGCAGCAATATGTCTCAATTTTTTAACCATTTTTTCAGGACTATCTTTGCTAATTAATTTCACCATGTGATCTGCTTTATACTCTAATTCTTTAGCCTTAAGTTCAGGCATTACTTCTCTTACAGCAAGTTCACAGAATTCTTTTAACTGAGTTTCATTAATTTTTCCAAGCCAATTATAACCAATCCCGTTGATCAATAAATCATAAATTGTTTCCTCAGCCAAATCCATACCATCATTCATTTCCCAAAATGCTTTTGCTTTCATCACCTTATTTCGCCCAGAAGATTTATCGAGTGGAGCAAAATCAATATTATCACTTATCATATCCGTCGCTATAATTCCTAAGAACCCCATTAACTGAGGAGATCTCCTCGCCCACTTCATAAAATTTTTAAAATCATTGTCCTTAGCATAAGGATTGAATTCAGAAAACCTTTCAATAAAAAGCGAATTTAAAAGAGGGAGATGCTTTGACTGCTGAAAATCATTTGTCCTTTTTAGGTATTGTTGTATTTGAACCATCTTTTGTTATTCTCCGATAAATACTCAATGATTGCTTCAGCGCAAATCCCCATGCCAACATTGTGATGAGGTTGAACTCCCACCCTATCAAGGCCCACACAACAAAGTTGATTACAAAACCTTCGATTAAGGCTTCAACAACCCACATTGATGTATCGTTCCTAATTGCTTTAAAATCAACTTCTTGAACCCACAAGCTTGGCTTCTGGATAATTTTATTGCAAGTAGTCCTCAATACGACAAATTTATCATTGATGTACTTACTAACTTTGAGCCAAATATTATATTTAAACTTTTCGGTGTCGTGAGATTCTAAGGGAACAAAAGAAGCGTTTCTAATCCTTTGATGAATCAACGAACTCTGCTTTATTTCCTTTTTTATAGCTTTCATCATATGCCTCCCTTATGATTTTTCCATCATAATAGTCTTTCTCAATCACTGAAATGTCTTCTTCTTTTAGCTTGAAATCAGCAAACATCTCTTGCTTTGCAAAATGAGCATTCCTCAAATCCATAATCGCTTGTACTTTCTGATGAGCATACTCTGCCCTCATAAATTCTTCAGATTTTAAACAACCGTCGATAGATTCCTTAATTTCCTTATTTTGAATTTGAACAGCGAGCATATTGCATCGAGCTAAATGATATCTTCCATTAACAATATTCCTGATATAATTATTTTTTAGATTTGCTAATCTTACTTGCATTCCAAAAGTCACTTCTTTTTTTTCAGTTTCAGTTTTTTCTTTTTTAACCATCGGTTTTAACCTCCCTGCACTTATATTTGAATAAACAATTATCTGTTAACACAAAAGGTTGTCCTGGAATCTTAGCAGTTTCCAAAGTCAACAATTTGCATATTTCAGGCCTATTGTCTGGATGGCCTGTACAAAGAAGATCATCAGTTAAAAGTTTACAATTATGAACATACATCACTTTCCTTCCAACAACAACAATTCTATCTTTTTTAAATCTTAAGAGCCCTCGAATGTATTGAACATCTCTAAGAGAATAATATCTATAATCTGTAAAAGGTTGCTTGACTTTTATTGTGAGAAATATTCCAGGCTTGTTTAATTCTTCTGGATCAACATTTATAAAAATAACTTTACAACATTCAGCTTTGCAATGTTTATGCCACTGAAGACAATCTTTACATTTCGCAGCTTGAGCATATCTTAGTTTTTCTTCTTCACTTATCATCTTTTTTTAAAATCCCCCTCACCAATTAAAATATAATTTTCATTCCACTCTTCCCCACACTCTGGACAATCATAATCAAATAACTTTCTTGCGTCGCTAGTATAAAGCTCGTGGCCACATTTCTTGCATTTAAAAATTAAATCTTTTGTCATATTATTGTTGCAGATATTGGAGGATTCTCTGGCTGAATTATCAGACTACAAACTCCCGCAAGAGCATCTGGAAAATCATCCCTATCTTTTTCATTGTCATGGTGAACTTTTAAGTGACCTCTTGGAGATCTTTGAAATCGAAGCATACTTAATTGTTTATCGCATTCCTTAACATAAGGAATTTTGATTCTTTGTTGCTCTGCAAGTAATTTTAAAAGTGTATAAATCCTTGATTTATTCTCGAGAGAAAATTCAACAGGCATGGCCATTATTCCAAGCTGTTCAACTCTTTTTGTGAAATCTTCAAGACCTCTTCCAACACCAGTATTATCCCAACCAACCATTGCAACCATTTCAGGACCAACATCCTTAATAAGATTTTTTAGATCTTCATCAATAATCTTCGTGTAAGAAGTCCCGGAAGGGTACTCTAACATCTCATAAACATAAACTTCATCGGCCCAATCCTCACTATTAGACTTGTTCGGTGAGGCGATTATCCGTACTGTTCTATCTTTTACCTTCGCCCAATCAAAAAATACATAAATTGGTTTAGTGAGAACTGAAGGCAACATTGAGCTCCTTTCTGATTCTTGCATGTTCTTCCTTTCAAGTAGTGTTAAGAAACCACCTTCTGGAGATGTGAAGACAGCGAGAAGGGTTGAATCAATTTGTTCCCTCGTTAAATTCTTACTTAGCCTATCAAACTCTTCCTGGGAGTTTGTTGGACAATCCAAAAAATTAAATCTGTATCTATGAAAATCATCATCATTCCACAATTCCCACCCAATTCCCTGTTGACCGTTTGGATTTGAAAAAACAATAATTTGCCCTTTTGTTGTATAAGTTCTTGGCTGAAGAATTTGTTTGTGAAAATGCTCTCCATTCTCATAGAAAAAAAGTTCATCTTCTAAAGCTAAATCAACAGCATAACCTAAAGCAGCTTCTGTTGCCGGAACACAGATAATTCTACTTTGAGGCAATTCTCTTGTTTGAGTAAATGTTTTATCTAATTCCGCGTCATAAACTTCTTCATCTACAAAATGTTTGAAATAAATCTCTGTTTTTGTTTCAGAATCTCCAATATCATATTTGTAGTCTAATCGTGAATTTTGCAAGAATTGTTTAATTTGTCGAAGAAGATCCTTTGATTGAGGGAGTGTTTTTGAAGTCATCAAAACTGTTTTTCCAGGATTATGAAAAGCAAAGGTTAAGGCCTTCACGCAAAGAGCAATCGATTTTCCAATCTGATTTGCAGCCGCGAAAATAATTCTTCTGTGAGTATCATTGATAATTGCATCCTGATAATAATACATCTTGAATCTTTTTCGGGGATTTCTTGGATCCTTAAAAAAGGCATAGGCATAAATTGTTGGATCTTGTAGAAGCGCATAAGCTTCAGCAATTTCTTCAGGAGTTCCATCTTCCAAAGTGTTTTTTTCTAAAACAACATCCCAAGCTTCAAATTTCGCAGCAGTTTTTCTAATCATCTCTGCAGGAGCTCCCATAACAATCTCATAAAGGAGTTCTGTTCTTGCATGCTCAGTAGTTGGGCCAATTATTAATTCTGCCTTCATTGTGCCACCTTCTTCTTTTTCTTCTTAGCTTTTTCAATGACAAACACAGATTCTTTAATTTTTGTTGAAATATCACTATGCGAAACTTTATGCAAATGCAAATTGACACTTTTATCCCCATGCAATGCTTTTTGGATTTTTTCCAAAATATTGTTGTAAGATTCAACCCATCTTCTTGTGTGATCACTCAAAAAACCTTTATCGGCCATTTCATCAGTAATTCTCTTATCCAGGAAAGATTTAATTTTCACTGCAAGGTGTTGTTGGGCCTGAACAGGATTTTGCATTTCTTGAAGTAATCTCGCGAACTCACTTTCAGTAAGTCCCTTATTATCATCCTCAAGTTTCTCGGGATGCAATGCTGCTGCTTTATCAAATTCTTTTTGACTAATATCATCCATCTGATTTTTCCTCCTTTTTAATTGGCTCTTCTTCTCTGAAGACTATGATGCTTTTGCTAACTCTCACTTTTCCGATTTCCATTAATAATTCTGTTCCTTTCTCCCAATCTAACTCTTCAATGATTTCGAGAGGAATGTTCACACTAAAAACAACACTTCCATTCGATCTCTTGATTCTTTGTAATTTTGGCATTTTAGTTTTTAACTCCGAGTTCTTCCATCTGATGAACAAACCAAAGACACATTTTATTCTTTAAATCTTCTCTATCCCTGCACCAAAAAAATTGAATCGGGTATCTGCTTGTGAAAGTCTTAACAATTTTCGCTAAAACTGCAGGTTTTACTTGCAATCTGCATCCTCCATTGAATCTTTTTGAAACAAACGTTTTTTCAGTACATTCAACAAAAACAGCAAAAGAGAGATCCTTTTCTATTGCTCTTTGAATTTCTGCAGAAAACCTCTTGTGATTTTGAATTAAACTCCCATAAAGATCAATCCCGGACTTTCTTTCAGCATGGGCTTTATTCAAAAGAGAATCGATTGTATAATCGCCCTCGTCTAATTTCATAACTTTCACCTTAAATCTTTTTGGATTCCACAAAGGCTTTTGCTCCCTTGAATCAATAATCATCATCCTATGCTCAACCTCAATTTCTTTGCATGCGCGCAATTTGTTTTCCAGAGATATTTGCTAATTTTTTTTGTGATAGAATCAACTGCATTGATCATCGGCTCTCCGCATTCAGCACAGACTGGAGGCATAATTCTCACTCCTTGCTTTTGCAAGTTTTTATTCTGCTCTCTCATCCAAGCTTCATAATTTTCTTTTTTCATAAACATTTTCTATCCCTTTGCTCGTAAGCTCTTTTAACATAATCCCATTGTCCATTCCAATAAGTGTTCACCAAATAATTAACAATCTCATCCGGAGTTTGATTGCTAAAAAGAGCATGATAATATTGGTGGCCCTTTGTTTGCACTTTTGCAATATTTTCAAGTTTTGAATCTCCCCCTCTTGAACTTGGAACAATATGGTGTCTGCTTTGATGCTTTTTATAATTCTTTTTTTTCTTCTTCATTTTTAATCACGTTAATTGAAAATGTCAATCCAGTTGCTTGTTCGATTGCTTCCTTAACATTTTCAACAACTTCAGTTGTGATTTTTTCAGGCCCTGCAGCTTCTTTTGGAATATCAATCTTTGCTTCAAGTCTCGGTTTGTCAAATAATGCATCTGGCAAATTAATGTCCAGGAGAATAGAAATCTCATCCCAAGTAATGCTTGGTTTTCCTTGAGTGATTCGCGCAGCACCTCTTGAATTAATTGTAAGCCATTTCTTAACTTTCACTTTTTCACCTTCTTAGTTTTCTTCTTTGATTTTCTTTTTGGATTTTCATCAGAATAATTTTCTGAAGATAGTTTTAGCCAGAGATATCCTTTTTCAACTGCATCTTTTGCAATTTTTGTTTTTATTGAATCTTCGCAATTTGCAATTTTCCATTGAGCTTGTTTAATTAATTTGTCATAATAATCAATGTTAGCTTCAATTTTTTCTTCTTCAGAATCATATTTTTTTCCAAACATAAAATCACAAAAGCTTTTTTGATTATCTCGACAATTTTCCATTTTTCGCATTAATTCTCTTTGGAATAGTTCTTCAGATTTGATTGCAGCATAAGCAACATTTTTTATATTGTATTTTACTAATGCTTCAATGTAAGTTTCATAAACATCTTTTTTATGTTCTAAATTATCTTTAAGAAATTTAATGTGAAATTCTTTCTTTAGCTTTTTTTCTTTTTTAGTTAGTTTTTTAACTTTCATCGCGCCCTCCACTTTGCTCTTTGAATTTGAGTAATCTCCATTAAGAAATCTGTGATTCCTTGCATGCAACTAGAACTCCAATAAGTTTCTTTATCTGGATAAAAACAATATTGTCTCCAGGCCCCATTCCATTTGATAACTCCGAGGAATTGTCCTGCGCACTTTCTGTCAACATCTTTTCGCACTGAATAAAGCCAAGTCTTCTTTCCGGGATTGTGGCACTGATTGATGAAAACTCTCACTTTCTCTGTTTCATAAATTATGATCTCTTTTCTAAATGCCATCAGAATCCTCCTGCCCTAATATCTCAAGCTTCACCTCGACGCCAGGTTCTTCCCTCATTGCCTCTTGGAGCTTTGTCATCTCTTCCATCCCTTGAGGAGTATATACTCCTTAATAAACCTTTCGCTTAATATATCAGTATATACTCACCTAAAGTTATCTAAAAAATATTCAAACCCCTCTCACTAAAACCCTATATCCTTAAACTTCACTACTCCCCCGTAACATCATATTGCCTAATGTGTTACTACTATTATGTATATATCTCATTCTCTTACCTTCTTAGGAAAACGAAACATTTATAAGCACTATTCCTCTTATTATATCGTAGTAGTGAGAGAGTGATACACTAATACAACAATTAAACAATGGAGAAACAAACAATGAAAAACACAATAAGAAATTGGCTTGTTAGGTTGGTTATGCGAAGGGGTTATATTGATATTGCCCTATTGCAAGAAGCCAAGAGAAAAGGGGTTGTTCTGCTATGGTAGAGCAACACCTCAAGCCCTCATATAACGAGATTATGAGAGAGTTAGATATAGACATAATCAACCCTCATAATCCCCATATATGTAACTCTATTTTAGTAAATCTCCAAAAAGAAGGAAAAATCAGCATAAAAACCCAAAAAATAAAGGGCTTAGGATTTAAGCGAGGATGTGCTTATTTTCTCAATTTCCAAGATGGATTCTTCAATATCAAAATTTATTCTATTATCTCACTAAACCAAGAAAACAGGAGGATTTACGAGTAAAACTGCGTTACTACTCAATAATACTAAAACTCCATATCAACGCTACTATACAAAGACGAGAGAATTACAAGTATATACTTTTATATCCCTCTCTCTTAGTGTTTCAATGGCGTTGATAATCAAAGTTAGTATTTATTAAGGACGACAATCACAAATAACCCTAAGCATACAACAACGAGAAAAAGAGCTTATTAATTTAGTTCAAGACGCAAGAGAACTAAATTTTAATCCTTCCCTTATTCAAAGATACGAGAAGCAATTAAAAGAGATTCAAGCAACGATTAGAGCAGACAAAGAAAAGAGATTGAAATTTAATAAGATTGAAAGGGGGTTAAATTAAGAATGGAAGAAACTAACAATGTCAAAAACATTATAGATGAAATCCCAAAAGTTGAGAATATGCAAAGTTCAAGCAACAACGACATAGCAAATCAATTTATTATAACAGGCAAAGATTATACTTTGTTTCAAAGTTATAGTTCACCGATTGCAATGCGTAAAAATGGAAAGGTTTACATTTTCAAAGATTGGGATTATTCAACTACAACAGGCAAGTATAGAAACCAATTTTTAGGCGAACAAAAGAAAGACACAGAAGCAAAGCTAAAGAGTGGGGATTATATCGCTGTTGACTTTGATACTGCTTACTTGAAGTAAACAGAATCACATCTATTTAATTTAACTTTTTTTTTACTCATAAAAAGGGGTTGACTAAACATCAACTCAATCAAAAAAAGCCGTTAGGTTGGCTTAAAACACCTAAAATAAAAATGGAAACAACAAAATACCCTGAAGAACTGACAGAACGACAAAGCGAGGACTACGACTTTAAACGCTTTGATGATTCGGATTCATATAAAGAGGACTACAAGAAAGCCCTTAAGTATGCTAAACGGACTAAAGGCGAAGTTTACACAATGGTTGACGGAGAAAATAATAAGACATACTATCTAAAGGGCTTATATTATTTTAATCGGTTTGGCTTCTGTGTATTAAAGGCGATTCCAAAAGCGAAATGTTTTTCAGTTCAGAGCAAAGATTTATTTGATAAAAAGAAAAATCCTAACCTCTCTTTAAGCCCAAGAGAGATTATTCAGAATCCTAAAATTCAAAAGGTGGCTCTAAACTAATGGAAGAAATAAGAAATTGGAAATTGAAGAAAGTGATTAAGGTAGTTCTTAAGATTGCAGACGCAAAAATAAATCAAGGCGTTCTATTAAAGGAACTTGCTCACTCAATCCAAGCACATCAAAAAGAAAAAACTGCTGAAGAATGGAAGGCATATATTTTCAAAGCATTAAATTCAATGGTTGAAAAAGAGAAGGAGATGATTCCCCAATGAAAGTGAGAGATATTGCAAAAGAAATCAATCTGTTTGGTTGTATGCACGACTTCAAGCAAGTTTCTTTTGAAGCATTTTTACATTTCAATGGTTTTGAAATCATTGATGATGATTATAATAATTTTGAATATTCAGATTGCAAAGCATATTTAGAATTGGAGATTAAAAGAAAATGAAATCATTAAAGCGAAGTTGGGAAGCAATCACATTGATTGTGATGACAGGATATGACGCAAGTTTGCATTGGGCAGATGTTTTGAAAGGTTGGGAGAATTATATTCTTTATCCAAACTTTCCTCTCTTTGATTTGATTTCATATAATTTCTTTTGGACAACTTATTGGACTATTGCATTTTTACTGACGATAAGAATCTTAATTAAAATAAACAAGAGGAGAAAATGAACAAGCATAAAAATATGATATTGAAACAAATTTGGTTTAAGCGAGGAGAACAACAAAAACTCATCAATGCGATTGAGTGCAACGAAAAAGAAAAAGCATTTGATATTTTATTTGACATTAAACAGCGAGGAGATTTGGAATGAAACTACAAGAAGTTGAAGTAATAAAAATCAAAGACAATCCATATCAAATAAGAATGGAGATGAAGAAAGAGCCATTGAGTGCGTTGATTCAAAGCATAATGCAAAGAGGTTTGATTAATCCGATTAGTGTTCTCAAAGAAAATGGTGGCTTCATTGTAATAAGTGGACACCGACGATTAAAGGCGTTCAAGAGTTTGAGAAGAAAAACAATCCCCTGTATTGTTAAGGAAAGGCAAGTCAACAGCGAATTGATTATTGATTTAGTTCACGAGAATTTAGTTAGAGAGGACTTGACACCGATAGAAAAAGGATTATCAATAAAACTTTTGATGTCGCAGATTAAAGGCACAAAAGATGATGTTGATAGAATGACTTATTTGATTCATTGTTTGAAAAACTATGAGGGAAGGACAAGAGTAAAAGTTTTCAAGCATAGAATTACAGGATTCAAAGAGAATGATATTTTTATTGTGAAGAAAATCTTGAGAGAGATTAACATCACAGAAAACACAGCAGTTATTTATTTGCAGATTCTAAAACTTCCAAAATATATTCAAAAAGAATTGGCTTTCAAAAAGAGAGGTTACAACACCGACGGAAAGATAACAATTTCTCAAGCAGAACAATTAGTGAGGGTTGAAGATAACAACTATCAAAAATATTTATTTGAGAGAGCATTGAAAGGAACTAATCAAAAAAGATTACAGGCACTTGTGAATCTCTACAAAGAAAAAATTGATAAGGGAGAATGGAAAGGTGTTGAGAAAAAATATAATCATTTACCGAAGATAAAAAATCAAATGGACAAAGTTGATGAACTTGCAAGTGATTGCAAAAGATTATCTTCAAGATTAAGAAGTTTTAGCATTGATACATTAAGGCAGTTAGAAGAAACTTTGGAAGGCGAGGAGTTTATTATTTCTATGCAAGAATTAGATAAGGAATTGTTTTTAGTTAGGCATAGAATAAAAGAAAAACTTGCAGACAAAGGGATTCAAGAAATCAATAAAAAGATTTTTCCTTTTGAGGTTGCAGTTCGTTCTCCGATTAAGAATGGAATCCAATCAAAGCACGAAAGAAGATTTACTTTTCCTATGGAAATTTCAAAAGAACTTAATATCCCAAGAGGGAAATCAGCGAGGGTTAAACTAAAAGTTTTGGGGGTTGAAGTAATTTAAAATGGGTGGTGCAAACTTTATGGGGAGAGATAAGGGATTACCCCAATCAAAACAATTAGACGCTTTAGGACTTGCTTGTATTTGGTTGATTGGTGGATTGCCTATTATGTCTTTCATTTCAATATTAATTTTCCCAACACCAAATTACATTATGCCTATTTCAGTTTATGGATTTGGATTGCTTTTTTTGTTTGGGAGATATTTAAAATTAGAGAGTAAAGGAGAAACACAATGGATAAAGAAAAACTAAAACAATTATTGGAAGATACAGCGAAGGAGAGTGGTTTAAAAATCACAGGAAAGATTGCAGATTTGAAAACCAAAGAGGAGAAGGAAGATGAGAAAGAACTTGAGGATTGGAAAAGTGATAACAAAGAACACACAATCATTGAGGAATTTAAAACTCCCAACGAACTTTTGAAATGCGTATTGCAAACAAAACATTATGAAGGACTTATTTTCACAGGAGAAGGGGGGATAGGAAAAACAATTCTAACTCTCTCATCTATAAAAAAGATTTTGAAACCTAACGAGTGGGAATATTCTAATGGATATACCACACCCCTTTCTCTCTATGGATTTCTCTACAACAATAGGGATAAGAAAGCAATTATTCTTGATGATGTTGAGGGAATCTTCAACAACAAATTATCTCTTGCAATCCTCAAAGGTGCTTTGTGGGATAGCGACGGAAAAAGAATCTGTCAATATTCTTCAACAAGCGACAAAGCAAAATATCCAGAAAAGTTTGTGATGAAAGCAAACATAATTATCTTATGTAATCACATTCCAAAAGAGAACGACGCTTCAACAAGAGCAATGATTTCAAGAACTATCTTTTACAAGATGTCTTTCTCTTTCAATCAGAAGATGAAAATCTGTAAGGATTTTGTTGCTGATGATAAAACTCTCTCCGATATGGATAGAAAAAATATTCTGAAAATCTTGGTTGATGAGGTTACAGAAGCAACGAGAGATTTTAATTTCAGAACTTTGAAAAAACTAATTGCTTTTGTTCAATACAATAAGAAAAAAGCAATAGATTTATTCCGAGCAACAACAGAAACTGATGAGTTGAAACAAGCATATCTCAAAGTCATCACAAAATCTGATGTTGTGAAAACTCAAATTCTTTTGTTCATAGAATTAACAGGCAGAAGCCGAAGAACATTCTTTAGAACTAAAAAAGAAATGAGTGTCAAAGTGTCATCAAAAACTGATGTTGACACTAATACAGAATTGAAAGGGGGTAAAAATAATGGAAAAAACAAAAAAACCGAGTAATGATTTTATTAAGAATCTTCTTAATAACTTGACATTATTGAAATGGGTTAGGAAATTTTCAGCAGACAATATGCTTGATGATAATTCTTTAGCAGAAAAATTCAAAGTGAAGTGCAACGAAGAAAGTATTTCAGTTGGAGATAGCACTCTAACAAAACTATTGATTACTCAAGCGAGGTTTAATGGAAAAGAATATGTCCGATACAATGTTAAGCAACTTAAGGAAGCACTTGATTTGGTTGGTAGCGAGGGAGAGATGATTATCTCCGAAGATAATAACAAAGAATTATTTATCCAAGTAAAAGATACAATAGTTGTTGTTAGTCCTTTGCCTAAAACAGACAGGAAGGAAAAAGATTAAAATGGAAATCCAAACAAGCACTCAAGCGTATGAGCAATATCAAAAGTTGAGATTACGAGAGGAACGATTAGAAAAAAACAATAGAGGTATGAATTTAATCACTCTCCAATCTCCAACTTCTTTTTTTGTGAAGGTTGAGAAAATTGTGAGTGGAAATCTCTTAGAAAGAAAAGAGAGAATTGAAGTTAGTTCAAACCTTCCTTTTATGAGTGATATAAGTTATTGGAATAGAGATAAAATTAACATCAAAAAGTTTTTAGACAAACTTCAGAATTATGTTGTGATTCCAATCTTCAAAGCATATCTGACTTACAATAGAAAATCAGATAACAAGATTAGTTCTTGGGGATTAACAGAATTTAGAGAGGACAAAATTGAATTTGAAGAAATTGATTTCCAAGTTGGAGAAGAAGCAAGTATAAATTTTGATTTATCTCAATTTAAAGCGAGTGTTTTAGAACTTCTTAATCAACAAAAAGTTGTTTCCAAAAAAGAAGAAAATGATTTCAATCGTTATCTTTTAATTATGGAAAAGATTGATGACTTGAAAAGGCAAGTCAAAGAATCATATAATTATGGATATAGGCAAGACACAACTACAATTAGAATTGTTATATCTGAAGAAGAATATGATAAAAGATTGTCTGAATTTGAAGAAGAACTCAAGAAACTAAAATCAACTTATTCATTTCTGAAACTTCCAACATTCTATTACAAGAAGAAAGATGATTCTGATTGTGAAGATGATGATGATGAGGATTTTGATGAAGATGAGGAAGATGACGACGGAAGTTATTATTGATTAAAATGGTATTTAAAGATTATCTATATGGTGCGTGGAAGAAAGAAATTAGAAAGTTATTGCAGAAGCGATTAGCACTTAAGGATAAGATTAGATACCACAGATTGAAAGCAAACAATTTTGAGCAATCGGAATTACCAAAGGTTGAAGAAGAACTCAACAAACTCCTCAAACGAGCAGGAAACAAAATTTAATTTATTTTTTTTACTATTTCTTTTTTTTTGCAATTTGCAATTATACTTTTCTACATATCTGTTTTAAAATCTCCCATATATATTAAACGGGCTTTTCTAAAATAATTAACTTTAAAAGCAACATACTCCTTATGGAATCAATTAAATATGGAGGTAACAATGGAAAAAGAAAACCTGTTAATTACTTTGATTGTTCTCGTAGGAATTTTGAGCATCGTCTCAATGTTTCTTGTTGTAGGAAATCAAGTTGATGAACAAGCATTATCTGACAAAGTTGCCGCCCAAGTTCTCGGACAAATTGAAATCCCAACTGCAGTTGAGATTGCAGCAGAGATTCCAGAAGTTGTAATCCCTGCGATTACAATTCCTGAACCAAAAGAAGTTAATTCGGATAGGATTGATGACTTATGGGAAAATTTGTACGAAGATGAAATCGAAGAACTCGAAGCTGAAGCTTACGACGTCGCAGAAATCGAGCTCGAAGATCGTGACTATAAGGCATTAGAGAAATATCTCGAAGCCAATATAGAAGGATTTGATGAGTTGAAAGATGTGGATGTTGACGATTACAAGATTAACGTAATCGAATTAGGCCTTAAGCCCGACCAAGACAAGGTTGCAGAAGTTGTGTTTGAACTTGAGATCAAGTACACCCTGGAAGAAGGGGAAGCTACTAGATTCAAGAAAGATATAACTGCTACAGCAAATGTTGTGTTCGATGAAGGCGACTACAATGATGAGGATATCGAATTAATATTCGCATAAATTCATCACAACTATTTCTTTTTTTTCTTTTTTTTATTTTCTCACAATTTAGAGATAACATCAGCGTAAGCCTTTTTAAAGGACTTTTGTTATTCTTTTTATGAAAGCAACAACAATTTATAGATTATTGAAAGCAGGATTATTTATCTTTGTTCTTATTGTTTCTGGATTAACTTCAGGGACGACATCACAAATTTTCTTTGCAATCACATTAGCACTTTATTTAATGGAGTTATACAATGAAAACTAAAAAGAATATCAAAACTGTGAATTTTATTTGCAATGAATGTAAAAAAGAAAGTGGAGATAAACCAGAATTAGATAGCGATGATTTTAAGGGTGGAAATGTTTTCCCTTATGAAGATGGTTGGATTTATATTTATAATTTAGAGATGAGAATTTTAGGAGAAAGAGTTGCTCTCAAAGATGTTCACATATGCTCAAAGACTTGTTTCAATAAGCACTTGAAAAAAGTAATTGATAAGAAAAAGGAGGACAAAAATGCCAACAACAAAAATCAACATCGGACTAGCGCTAAGCAGAAACTTCGATAAAGTTACTTTGGAAATGTTAGATGAACCAATCTCACATGAATCTGAAGATGAATTGATCAAAGGAATCCGTAAAAGATTTACTTTGCTAAGGACTGAGGTTGAAGCTGAATTCAAGAACATCCAAAAATGATGTGGGGCCGTTGCCCAGATTGTAAGAAGTTTAAGTGGCTCACAAAACATTCTTTAAGGGGTGGACACAGACCTCCATTCATAAGGATTTGTAGGCCTTGTCACGATAAGCGCGAAGGTATGCCTCCTCCAAAGCAGAGGGGAAAATATATGCCTGGAACAAAAAGGCAACACAAAAAAAAATAAAATGGACAATGAACAATTTGCAATTTTCCTTGAAGAAATAAAAAAGATTCAAGATTTGCTTAAACAAATTTTAGAAAAAACAGGAAGCTATACATAATGGAAAAAGAAACAGAAAAAAGAATTGAAGAGATTGAGGATAATGTCGATAAAGTTATGCTCGAGAATCGTGAGCTCGATCAAAGAGTTGAAAAATTAGAGGGAGGTAAAAAATAATGGAAGAACAAGATATAACTGCTGAAGAAAAGTTGAAGAAAATTGAAGCTGAAAGAAAATCTTTAAAGGAGCAGATTAAAAGCGAGAGATCAACAAGACTTGAGGAAAACGCTAAGCAAAGAGAAGGCAGAGATGAAAAGATTGAAAAGATTCAAGAGAAATTAAAGAAAGTTCAATCTGCAATCTATGACTACAATAAGCTTGGAAAAGTTGCTAAAGTTGAGTTTGACATTTTAGGAATCATTCGTCAAAAAATTGATTCCGAAGTTGAAGAAGAGGTTGTTGCTGATTCAACTCAAAATTAAATTGGAGGAAAAAAACAATGGAAGAAAGTACACAAAAGCATATAACTGAAAACCCAGATAGCATTGAGATTGGAACACCATCGAAGGGTGGAGCTGTCAAAGTCTATGGGAATTTTGCAGAACTAGAAGCATTTAAGAAAAAGATTGATGCTGCTGCAGAAGTTAAGAAATATGCTAACGCAAAAATAGCAATAAACATTTAAAACCAAAATGGAAAACGCAGAGAAATTAGCAATCTGGATGCACGACCAGTATGAAGAGATTGCGAAGCAAATGAAGTGGGGAACTCAAAAGAAATGTCAAGTTAAGTTTGAGGATCTCCCTGAAGAAAATAAAAAAGTGATGATTGCCCTGGCTAATCGATTATTAAAAAAGAAGGGGTTGAATTTAGAAAAATGAAATATGCAAAATTTATTTCAGGAACAGGGGTTGCAGGGGTTTCAAAAGATAGATGGGAATGCCCTGTTTGTAAAGAGAACCCCATTAAAGGAGAGTGTCGATTTAATCTAAGCCCAAAAAAAAGAGGAACAAAACACAAATGCAGATTCTGTGGAACTGAATTGTGGTTAGATCCTTTTGGAGAGAACAATGAGTGAAACAAAAACAACTACAACCGGAAGTCATATCAAAGGAAAAGATTTAGGACCTTGGGGAAATTTCAAATGGGAATGTTTTATGATCAAAGTTAGATATTGGAATTGGAGTATGGATTTTAGAAAGAAAATTTGTAGGATATTATTCTGTAGAAAAAATTATCACCGCTTGATTCCAAATGATATTATTGTTTCTAAGAGCATGAAAACCAAAAAAGGAATGAGATGTGTTTTAAAAGTAGAGTGGCTTGAGTGTTTGAATTGCGGATGGTGCTTCTTTGCTAATGCAAAGGATAAGCAAAAATATTTAAATTATAAAAAGAGAGAAGATAAGATATGGAATCGAACTATCAAAATAATGTTGGAGAAAAAAAAATGCAAGAAGAAATAAACCCCCCAGTAAAAGTAGGAGAGAAACTTAAACTTGGAGTTACAAAATTTGGAAAGGATGGAGATCCAATTATGGAACATAAGGGATTTGTTATTTTTCTGAAGGGTATAGAAAAAAGAGGAGTTCAGTTAAGCACAATGATTGAAATTAAAATTACAAAAGTTTTACCTAAGTTTGCTTTTGCAGAGAGGGTTGATGGAAGCTGATAAAAAACCAGAGAGGTGCAAATGTTCTTATCCAACTGAACATGGATGTAAATTAGAAGGAAAATATAGACATGCTTTTGAATTAATTAATGAAGAAGGCGCTTCAGTTGAATTGACTTTTTGCCAATATCATCATTTGATTGTGATGGGTGGCCACTTCAAAGCAGAGATTATTAGTGCAGAACAAAATTTGCTCGGAGAAAAGAAAATATATGATTTTAGATTAATTGGGCCATTAAAAGAGGTAGAGGTTGCTGAGCAAGTTCTAGCTGCAAGAGAGATGATGTCTCAACTGAAAAGTAAGGATAAATAAGGGTAAGCTTTAAATAATGGATTGAATTTACTTGCTTACTTTCTTAGGAAAGATGGAGAGGACAGAGTGGAAAAAAAATACTTAATTGAATTTCATAAAAAAAAGGTTAAGGTGAAACTTAATTTGAAGAATGGAAAGTTCTATACAGGAGTGATCAAAGAACTTGGCGAACATACTTTGATATTTCTTGATAAATTTAACAATGAGATTCCTTTTGATTATGATGGGATTTCTTATGTTGAACCAATGAGGGGGGGATATTATGACAGAAGCTAAAACTGATTCTATAAGAGGAGAGATTATGAAAATGCTCAAAACAAAATTTGGGGGATTATCTTTTTGGACAAGAATCGAATCTGATGTTGTTTTGAAGTGTGCAGAATTAACAGAGCCAATTAATGAAGAGAAAAGCAAAGAATTTATTATGCAATTAAAGGCGCTGAAATCTTTTATTTCTAAACAGGATGTTCCGGAAGAAGATCTAAAATTTATTGATGAAGAAATTGAATTGCATGAACAATCTAAAATGATTAGTTTGTATGAAGAAAAAGATGATTCAATCGAAGAGAAAGTAATTTTTGGGTATTCAAGATTAGGAAAGGGTTCAGAAGGGATTGTTTCAATTCCTCAAAATTATAATTATGTTCAATTATCAAAATTAACAAATGGAGTCTATCAAGAAACAGGCCTGGTTAAGTTTTATATCAGCAAGGAGAAAGTAGTTTATGGAAAAATAGTTGCTGAGATTTATGAGCATGCACAAGAGATTCCAATAGCAACAGTCATTGAAAGTAAGAAGCATGACAAAGAAACAGGTGAGCCAAAGTATAAGGGAATAGCATTGTTTGGAGAAAAGTTTACAAGAAATGAAGTGAAAGTTATTAAAGAAATAACAATACCTTTTTATGTCTATCGATTTATTACTGAAGATAATAATGAGCTCATTCTGATGACTTCAACTCAATGTGAGATTGGAGATTATGTTGTCACAGGAGTTCAGACACAATGCAGCGACTATAAAATGCTCACTGATTCTGCCAGACTTCCAACTAAACTTCCTTTTTTCTTTGCTCAAAAAATTCAAAATAGAATTATTAAATTTAAAAATCATAAAGAATTTAAATCAAGATTAGACTTTCTAAAAATTGAAAAAGATACTTTCTTTGAATATCCTTTTACAACTACAAAAAATTCTAAAACATGGAAGCTGTTGCAACCTAATTGGTACAAATGGTTAATATGGGCTTGGCTCACGCATGAGAATAAAGGAATCTTCAACAAATATCCTATGCACATTCTTCAAATTGGGCCTAAGATGTCAGGTAAATCCTTAATGTTAAATTCATTGCATGCAAGAAGTAAGGAAACAAGAAATATTTTTTCAGGAGCAAGTTCGACGCTAAAACATTTAGTGCCTTCTTTTAAATATAATCCTGCAAGATTAGGGTACCTTGCTGAGAGTAATAGATATGCTTTTTGTGATGAGTTCTTGAGATGTTTGATTAATACCAGGACAACAAAAGAAGGAAGTCAAAGAGAAGAAGGTGTTGCAATTATGAATGATTTATTAGAACATCAAAAAAGAGAAGCCGGTTCAGGAGTTTCAAGAGTGAATGTTAATATGACTGCAAGAGTTATAGCGACGACAAATCCAATTAGAGAAATAAAGAATGTGGAAAATTTAGTAAATGCTTTTGATGAAAGTTTTCTTTCGAGATGGCTTATCTATTATCAAACAGATCATCATGTGCAAATGGTTAGAAAAAGTAAGGATTCAGCTTTGGAAAGATATTATTTCAAAATCTCTGTGAATGATTGGATTAGTATTTTGGATTATCTTCAAACATTTCCAGCAAAGTATGATTTAGAAAAAGTTGAAGAAATTCATCAATCTGTTCCAAAAGTTTTAACAGAAAATCTGAATAGACATTATGATGCCAGGCACATGCACCACATTGAATGTCTTATGGACGGCATTGTTAAGGCAAGATGTTTTATGGAAAAGGATATGTCTTTCAAAGCAAAAGAGGAAGATTATAAAATTTTAAAAGAAGTTTGGTTGAGCCTAATCAAAAGTTGGATAGATGTTTCTCAATTAAGAAGTATTGATATTAATGAGAGAATTTTTTATCTTCCTGAAAATTGTCAATATCTTTACTGGAGAATTTGTGAAGGGAAGAAAGAAGTCACTAGAGAAGAAGCAAAAGAAATTGCAAAAGATGCTATGACAACATCTGAATATTATGAAGCCTGGAGCATACTAATAGATATGGGGGTTCTCGTCGAGTCACTCGGATTAGCAAGGCCACATTTCCTCTCGGAGTTAAAAGATGGAGAACAATCACGGCTATAAAATTGAGAATGCAATGATGAAGTGGTTTAAAGGCCGAAAACATCCATTAGATTGTGTTGATTTTCAGACGACAAAATCACTTTATGAAGTAAAAAGTTGTAGATTATTTATTGAATGTGTCAATGGAAATCATAAAAGAGCTTATGCAAATAAACCACATAAAAAAATAACAACAACTCAAATGGGAAGATTTTTTGTAAAATTAGATAACCATAATAAATTAAGAGCTCGAGCAGAAATAGAAAATAAAATACCAAAATATATTTTTGTTGTTTCAATAGGAAAACAAAAGATTTGGAGAGTTAAATCTTGGGAGAAAATAAATTCAATGATGCGTAAAAGAAGTGAAGTCACACCAATTAGAATCAAAGATTTATTTAATGAAGTCTGGGAGGATGACTGATGTCTTTTATTGCAGAGGAACTAACAGATTTTGAGATTTGGGATTATGTTCTTGGAGATGTTTACATGAAACCTGAATCTTATGAAGGGATTTATCACAAGGGTGGCTATGGACTTTCAATTGCTTGCAACAGATATTATTATTTAGATGAAATTAATCAAGATGATTCTTTGAAGATTGCTTTAAGAGATCCTTCTAATAATTTTTGGACAAAATGGGTAGCATTTCCAGGACTATTATGGCAGACTCGAACAAATGATTTTGGTTCTTCAACCGGAGGATTAAGTGCTGCGATTGATGTTCATCGAAGTGTTTTGAAAAATGAGGTAGTTATTGAATCTGATTATCCAACTTATGAAGAAAATTATGATGCTGCAAAACTAATTGGAAAAATAATTGAAGAAAAAGGATTCAAACCATTGTATTATTATTCTGGAAATAAGAGTGTTCATGTTCATGTTTTCTTTGATTGGAATTGTTTGAAAGAATTAGATTCACTTGTACAAGACCAATTAAAAGTTTTGTTTGGTGACAGCAAATTAAGATTCAAGAGGAAATTTATTGAATGGCTAAGAACAAAGATGATCTCTTGTTGGGACACTAATGCAAAAGAATTTGATACAGATTTAATTCGGGCCACACATTTAATCAGATGTGAATTGAGCAAAAATAAAAAAGGTTACAAAACATTTTTAGGATATTCTTACAAAGATATGAGTTTTGTTCCTTATGTTTGCAATGAGCAAAATAGAATCTATCCTAAATTAGGGGAAATTAGGCTATCTTCTCCACATAATATTCAAGTGCTTATTGAAGAATTTATTGAATCAATTTCATCAAAGAAAAAAAGTGAGAGAATAAGAAAGAGAAATCGAACATTAATTGATTGGGGTGTTGAGAAATCTCCAGATAAATTAAGAAATTGTGCAAAGGCGATTCTTAGTGAGGATTTTAAAAAAGCTGGGGATGGATTCCAAAGAGGGATGTTTATCCTCCTGAATGAGCTTAGACGCGTTCTAGGGGACTCTCAGGCAAGAATAGTGATCAATGATTGGAATGCTCGTATGGATTTTCCAGTAAAAGAAGCTGAAATCGAATATAGATTTAAGGGGAAAAATTACTCCCTCACCTGTGACTACATTCATAAGTTCTTAAAAGAGGTAGGGATTGATATCTCGGAAAAGTGTAAGGGTAAGGTTTATAAGTGAGTATATACTCTTAATATTAATTAAATTAAATAGCTTAAGAGTCCGTAGAGACAAAATAGCTTAGGAGAACAAGACAAGATGAAACTACCAACAAGCGATAAGACTTCTTCATTTGGGAACAAGCCCCACATCAAAAAGGGCTACTATCCTGGAAAGCTTTTGAAGGTTGAAGTATTTGCAGATCGTGATGGAAATGCAAAAGTAGGAAAATTCGGCCAACAGTTGATCCTTGAATTTGCTGTTTACAAACCTGATTCTGAAACTGACGCACCAGTTGCGCCAATGATGTATCAAGCTAGTGAAAGCGATGATGAATTGAGTCCTGTGATAATATCAAAATTTTGTTATCACTTGTACAAAAAGTTCGACAAGGACAAAAAGTGGATTGAAGGAGAATATCAAACCGCAATTACTCCCAACAGTGCTATCACAAAAATCCTAAAAGCATTAGGATGGACTTTCTCAGCAGAAGGCGTTGATCCCGATGATTTTATTGGGGAATGGGTTGAATTAAATCTTGACGACTATACACAGGGTGAGGGTGATGAAAAATATACAGCCTCGACAATTAAGGATATTAATCCTTACAAAGGGCCTGAAGTAAAAGATGTCAAAGATGTTAAGGCAACAGAGAAGCCAAAGAAAGTTGAGAAACAAGTGAAACACGAAGCTGTAAAAGAAACTGAAGAAAAACCAGTTTCTGAAGATGTGAGCAAAGAGATCAAATCCATCGAGGATAAGATTACAAACATGAAGCAGATGAACAAAGATGGCTTTGTATCTGACGATGGTTTGAAGCAAGCAACTGAACAGCTTGAAGCAAAGATTGAGGAGCTAAGGAAAAAATGAATTCAGAAGTTTTAATCCCTGGGATGAAGTTTGCTAACAAGCATAACCTAACTCAAAAAGAGATTGAAGTGTTAGTTCCTTTTTTGGAAAAGCCTTACACAACTTTGGAATTGTCTGAAGTATTAGGCGCCCACAAGACGACCTTACATCATATAATCCAGAGATTGAAGCTGAAGAGACTCTTGGTTTTAAAAAACCGAGATGCAAAAGGCACTAACTTATATGAATTCGATTTATCTCAACTAGAAGAGTAATTTATTTATTTTTTTTATTTTTTATTTTTTGAGAAATGTGCCGGAAAGAGAAATTAAATTCGGGAGGTAAAACAAATGGTTGATGACGAAACAAAAACTGAAGAATCTGAAAAAGCAGAAGAATCTGAAACATCAGAAGAGGCTGAAAAAGCTGAAGGTTCAGAAAGTACTGAATAAGTTTGTTAAAATTTTTAATTCTTTTTTTCTTTTTTTTTATCGCAGTGTGGTGTAATGGCGTAACACATGGGCCTCATAAGCCTAAGAACGCAGTTCGATTCTGTGCATTGCGATTAGAGTATATACTTGCCTAAATTTCTAAAAAAAAAATTACATCCAAAATTAGATTATATTTTTAAACACTTCAAATTCTTCTATATCAGATTTCCAAGTTCCAGCTCCAATAATAACTTTTGCCTGGATGCACCATACTCCAACTAAATCTAAATCTCCATCAACAGAAAAATAATCTATTTTCCCATCAGTCCCATCGGTAACAAAATCAGCATCCTTAGCGAAAGTATTTCCATTTGATTTTTTGAATAGAATCTGTTTGGTTGAAGCACCAGAAATATCATAAGCAGCTCCTTCATTTAGGATAGTCACTTCAAATCTTGTTCCAATATCGTTTAAGTGTATTTCTCCCATTTTATCTTAAGATCATTAAGTCATCCTCCTTTAAAAATTTATTGTTTAAAGCTTGAGGCTCTTTTTCAACTCGAGTCCAATACCCAATGAAGAGAGATTCTCAAGCACAATCGGCAATCTATATTTTGATAAAAGATTAATGTTCAATAAAAATTTCACCACATCTAATGGCTCTAATATAATAGCATTTGCTGAAAATGTTTTTGTTTGAGTTTTTTGTAATAATGCATCTGCTTCTAATGTTTTTGTAGAAGTCAATCTAATTAAGGAATCAGCGTCAAATGATTTTGTGAATCTGTTCACTACAATACTATCTGCTGAAAATGTTTTTGTTAATCTATTTACTACGATGCTGTTTGCTGAAAATGTCTTTAGGAATCTATTTACAAGGGTGCTATCTGCTGAAAATGTTTTCAAAATTCTCCTTAATACAAATGCATCTACAGTGAAATCTTTAGTGAAAGTACCTTTTAGGATAGCATTAACATCAAAAGCTTTTGTATCTATCTTTTGTAATAATGCATTTGTTGTGAAATCTTTAGTGGAAACCTTGCTCAACATTGAATCAGCTTCAAAAGTTTTAGTTAATCTATTTACTACAATAGCATCAACATCAAAAGTTTTTGTTAATCTTTTCACAACAATACTATCTGCTGAAAATGTTTTTGTTTCAGTTTTTCTAATAAGGGAATCAACAGTAAAAGTTTTCGTATCTGTCTTTTGTATTTGAGCATCAACCTCAAATGTTTTCAAAACTTTATTAAGTAAAAAAGCATCTGCGGAAAATGTTTTAGTTAATCTATTGACAATGATTGCATCTGAAGTGAAAGTTTTTGTATCAGTTTTCTGCAACTGTGCATCCGCTGAAAATGTCTTAAAACCTTCTTTCTCAAGGGTAGCATCAGCAGCAAAAGTTTTTGTATTCTGGCCTTTTAAAAGTGCATTTATTGTGAAAGTTTTTTCTTGAACTTTCCTAAGAATAGAATCAGCATCAAAAGTTTTAGTTCCTCTATTTATTAAAATAGCATCTGCAGTAAAAGTTTTTGTTAATCTATTTACAACAATGGAATCTGCAGTCAATGTTTTTGTTTGAGTTTTCTTTAGAATTGCATCCGCTTCAAAAGTTCTAGTGTCTGTTTTCTTTAGAATTGCATCAACATCAAAAGTCTTTGTATCAGTCTTTTGCAAGAAGGCATCTGCATCAAATGTCTTAGTTTTTCTATTTACTACAACAGCGTCGGAAGTAAATGTTTTTGTTTCAGTCTTTTGTAATTGAGCATCTGCAGTAAAAGTCTTTGTATCAGTTTTTTGTAAGAAAGCATCAGCTGTGAAGGTTCTAGTACTTGTTTTCTTTAAAATAGCGTCGGAAGTGAATGTCTTAGTACCAACTTCCATTAGCATTGCATCTGCAGTAAATGTTTTTGTTTCTGTTACTGGCCCTGTTGAATATCCAACAAAAATACTATAATCATAAGGAGAACCTGTTTCAGTGGGTTCTGTCCATGGGCTTTCCGGAGAAGCATAATTTGATCCTCCATAATTTTGATAAGAATTATTTGCATCCCCGCTACCATCTCTATAAATCCTATATTCATCATCTTTAGCCAGCCCAGGACCATTCGCCACAACATTAAGGAGATAAGATGTAGTTGCAACCAACGTTTCACCACCGAGAGTAAATTCTTCCCAATGAGGTGATGCACTACAAGCTGCATTTTCCTCAGTTTCTATTTGGCCATGAGTTCCTGATCCGCCACTATCTTCTTCATTTATAAAAGCTTTAACATCAGCTGTTGCATCACCAGCCATATATGCTTTTAGGTAAGTTGTATCTCCTCCTCCCGCAGGCATGTCCCAAGAACAACCACTCCGATTTGAAGTTGAATCTCCAAGAGCAAGATATCTAGTACTCCCCCCAATTGATTCATATCCAAAGTCCGGATCAATTATTATGGGATAAACTGCTTCATCTAAAAATTGCTGTGGAACTGTTAAGGTGAATTTTGTTGGATCTTTAAATTTATTAAAAGAAATATCACACCAAGCTTTATTTCCATCAGCATCTTCAGCTACAGGCCTATAAACATGAAAAGCTTTTCCTGCCTTGTATTTATTATTCTTTTTTGAAATATGATAAACTGCATAGGAACCATCAACATTGATTGGTTGATCTGATCCAGATTCTATCTCTTCAATCGTAAGGGGCTTTTGATAACTGAATCTAAGATTCTTAGTTTTTATAGGAATAACAAATACATTCTTCCCTGGGTTCTCATTAAAAGTAAGGTCAAATCTAAAACCCCCCTCTTGACATTGAGTAAAGTCTGTAGTATCTCCATAAAATTCTGCTGTTGAACGTGTCTCAATAGGATATGCTCTAATTTTGCATTTCCCGTCGTCAAGTTCTACTTTATTATCAGAAAAAGAATGATCATCACTTTTGAAATCATCAAAAGTAATCTCAAGAGATGCTTCATCTCCCCATTTATTCATCTTAACAGAAAGATTCTTATTCTTATGCTCTATTGAAACTGATTCATTATCTTTGGTTTTGAAGGAATATTTTTTTGAATCATCTTGTTTAATTTTTAATTTATCCTCTGCCATTTTTTAAACCTTCCCGTAATCTTTAACATTACTTTTTCTCCCTTCTTCAATCCATTCTTTAGAACTAAATTTATCAATCCCTTTTCCAACAATGTTGCTTACCTCTTCAGGAAGTTCTTTAATTTGATAATCAACTCCAGCATTTGTCATCGCCTGTTTCAAAACTTCTAAGAATCCAGCATCATCTAGTTCATTCCCTTCTTCTGAAATTGTTGTAATTCTTTCATTGATTGTTTTACATTCTTTTCCTTCAAACTTTGAATCTGGCAATGAAATATAATCATCAAAATTCAACCCCCCACGATTCAAGTTAAAACCAAATCCTCCAAAACACATTTCTTTATCTGGAAAATCTTTAAAATAAAAAGTACTAAGTTTTTTCTCAGTTCCCTTAACTTCAATGTCTGTAGTGATTTCACTGATTTCAATCCCGACTAATTTATAAAATTCTTTTGCAATTAATTTTTTTGATTCTAAGGCCTTATTTCTTTCTTCCTGGTTTCCCTTAAAACACCATCTGAAAGTCCACATCTCTCCAGAAAAACAAATAACCCCAATCCTCTTTGAAGATCCTATTGGAGCTCTTGATATTTTTATTCCATCATTCCTTGCTTTCTCTAAATCAATTCGATTCACACTTGTCTGTTTTCCATAAACAAATGCTCTTTCCGGTTTAGAAATTATTACAGCATCTTGAAGAAATCCTTTTTTCATTAATTCTAAATTATGATCAATCAAAGAGACTTGCATCTCAATTTCAACAAAATTATCTGGCAGATAAACGTCCATCTTTATTCCTCCTAATTAAATAAGCGCTAATTAGAATTACTAAACCTCCTGCAATTTGGAACAAAGTTAATACCTGGCCCAAAATAAAGAAAGCTAAAACCCCTGCAATAAGAGGTTTTATTGGCTTCATGCTAGCAACTGTTGCTGCACCCATTTTTTTTACACCAATTTGTTGTAAAGAATAAGCAAAGCATGTTGATACAATCCCAACAATTAAAACTGCTTTGAAAATATATGGAATCATTAATTGTTCAAATGTAAAACTTGGATTCTGCACTATCAAGAAAACTCCAAGAGCAATTAAATAACTATAAAATAATGTTTGTGAAAAATGATATTTCTTCAATAATTTTTGAGAAGAAAACAAGAACCCTGCTAATAACAAACCTGCTAAAAGAGACCATCCAACACCAACCCAACTAAACTGA